TTTCACTTGACATCGGTCGGCTCCTTCTCGACGTTCTCGGCAGGGACTTCGAGGACGTCGGCGGCGGCGGCGATCGCCGCGTCAGACGCGTCTCCGTCGTTCCCGGCCGCTTCCGCGATCATTGCGTCGGCGAGTTCCGGCGACAGCGGCAACCACTTCGCGAGGCGACGGAGGACGGTCTTACGGAACATCTCCTCGGTGTCCGTGACCCAAGGCCCCGACCCGCTCGCCTTCGAGCGACGGCGGATCGCCTCCAACTGACCGCGCGTCATGACCTCGAACTGACGCCCGCCTCCGACGAGTTCCGCGACGGCGTAGGCGGCGGTCACGTCGCCGCGATCGTCGACCCCGAACGCCGGGACGTGAACGATCGACGGCTCGGTTCCGAGGGTGACCTCGAATCGGTCGGCGGCATGCACGACCTGAGCCTGTAGGCTCACGATCTCCTTCGACCGCCGTGCGAGGTCGATCAGACCCCGGTAGCCGATCACGAGGGTCACCTTCCCCCCGTAGGGGACAAGGTACGCGGAACCCAGCGTCCCGGAACAGTCGAGGCCCAACTGTGCCGCCTGCTGTGCCGCGAGGAAGATCGACGCCTTATCCGCGTTCAGCAACGCGGGAGACCGCGCGGCGGCGAGGATGATCGAGCGGGCGAACCGCTCGACCGAGACGTGCTTCGGGAGGATCGCCGCCCATGACGCCTTCCGGGATTCGACCGCGACCTTAAACCCCTCGATGGGGGCGACGGACTTCGTGCTGCTCTGGTTCATGACATCTCCTTAAAGAGGAACCGCCGAGAAGCGGCTCCGAGTTTGGTGTTCGACTCGATCAGTTCCTTCGACGCGCCGCACGCCTTCGCGACGGCTTCCCAGTCGACGCGGCTCGACGGCTTGGCGAACTTCCACGTCGCGCGGAAGGTCTCGCCCTCGATGCCGTCGGCATCCGCGATCGCCTCCTGAAGGCGCGCCTTCGCGAGGTCAGCGCGGGCGGTCGCGGCGTCGGCGGCGGCGACGGCTTCCGCGTACTCGCGGGCGATCTCGGTCGCCATCGGGCCAGCCTTGAGGATGACACCCGAGGACGTCGCCCACCGCCGTTTGAGGGCGTCGAGGTCGGCTCCAGATGCGACGGGCGGCGGCGTGTTCGTGACGACGTAAGTCGACCACCAGTCGGCGAGTCGGTCGAGCGTCTCGGCTTCGACGGCGTGATCCCGATGGATCGTGTAGACCCGCAGATCTCCGGCGGCGAACAGCGCGAAGTCGCAGCGGTCGAGTCCGCACAACGCCATGTAGATCACTCCCTGAACCCTGTAGTGATCGGGAACGGCGTCGGTTCCTTCCTCGCCCCATGCGGCGATCGTGCGCGAGTTCCATGCCGTCTTGATTTCCACGACGCGCGCGGCGTCCGGCGTGACCACGATGCGGTCGGGCGTCCCGCTGATCGGCTTCGATGCGTGAACGATCGTCGTCGCGAGGTCGCGCAGTTCGAGGCCCGTCTGTTGAGAGTACAGGTCGGCGACGACGGGTTCGAGCGCGTTGCCGAGGCGCGCATACTTCGAGTCGATCGAGGGCGCAGCGTTCCCGGTCTTCTCCATCCAAACATCGAGAGCGGTTCGGTACGGGTTCAGGCCGAGGACGGCGGCGGCTTCACTTGCGCCGATCGTCGTCCGTCGGTCGTGTCTCTGGTCGAAACTCATGAGTCGGTCTCCTTAGGGTTTTCTGTTTTACGGAAGTCGTCGAGCCACAGTACGCGCGCACGTTCGAGGTTCTCGACCTTGCGCGCAAGAAGTTCTACGGTCGCGGTTCCCCGACGTCGAGCGACGTCGGACACGAGGAAGCCGTGCCGTCGTTGTTGTCGATGGCGTGGCCGCTGATAGAGCCTCCCATCCAGAACCCGTTGAGCAAGGCCGCGAACTCCGAACTACTCATGTCGGTGTACTCGCTGTTCGTGGTGTCGACGATCTCGTACCTGCCTGACGGCCACCGACGGACGCGGAAGGCGTTGTTGCCATGCTGCATCCATATCGTCGGCGTCTGGTAGTGCGTGTCGAGGCGTTCACCATCGATCCATTCCTTGATCCTGTCCTCGGGCCAGTAGAGCGGACGTTCCTTCGTCATGACTTTTCCTCCTTCAACCGAAGGGCTTCCTTCAGGTTGACGATCTTCTTCTCGATTCCTTCGATCACGTTGACGAGCCGTCGCACGTGGACAGGCTCCTTCAGCACCTCATGGTGTTTGAGGCGCATCATCTGAGAGTGCAGCGAACGCTCGGCGTCGGCGATGCACTCGTTGATCTGATCGGCCGTAGCCTTGAAGGCGATGACGGTCGGCTTCATGAGCGGCGTCCATGTCATCGCCGCTCCTCCTTCGCGCGAAGGCGTTCGACCTCCGCGACGGTGCGGCGCAAGGCGTCCGCGAGTTTCGCGGCGATCACGCCGACGACGACGAGGGTGACGGCGCACGCCGTCGCGACCTCCTGCCAGTCCGCCGCGCTCACGCGATCACCTCGATCGCGAAGCGTCCGATCGACCAACAGGCGAGAACGCGGTCGGACTGCGGAACCGTGCGCGTGTACAGCGGTTCGCTCTTCACGAGTTCCTTCGCGTATGCGATCCCCTCGTCGATGTCGTCGAAGTTCTTCCGAAGCCGCTCGCCATCGAGTCCCGTCACGACGACGCTGACGCACGGCGGCTCGATCATGTCGCGGACGACGCGCCCGCCGACTTCGAGCGCGTCGCGGTTCGCGTCGTGCAGTTCGTCGAGGTCGTAGTATTCGAGGATGTCGGCCTCGGTGTCGTCACGGTCGACGACGACCCAGACGGGTACGAGAGTCGGGATCGGGTAGTTCGCGGGAAGGGTCGGAAGGGAGTAGGTCATGGTGGTCTCCTGTGGGTAGGTGGTTCAGCGTCCGACGTAGGCGACGCGCGCCTTCTCGAACGCGGCGATGATGGACTTCGGGAGTCGGTTCAGGAACGCGCCGTCGTCGTCGACGAGGTCGGTGTCGATCTCGCTCGGGTCGCCTTCGTCGTCGAACTCGACGAACGCGAAGCCCTCGTCAGAGCGCACCCTATCGAACGACGTCGAAGCGTAGTCCCAACGGTGGACGCAGACCGTGACACCGTTCGCGATGTCGCACCGATTGTCGGACGCCTTAAACGCGTCGATGAATCCGGCGACGGTCGCTGGGAAGTGTTCCGTGTCAGCGACGAAGTTCTCATCGCTCACCCAGACCTCGTACAGGTAGCGCGGGCCTTCGGTCGGCGCGATTTGCGCGGTCGTCTCGATCACCTTGGTCGTCGTCTTCGTGGTCATGATGGTCTCCTGTAGGTAAGGGGTGGGGGGCCGAAGCCCCCCGGGTGGATCAGATCTTGTTCAAGCACTTGACGCAGGACACAAGGTTCTCGGCAAGTTCGCGAGCCTCCTTAGCGACGCGCTCGATATTGCCGCCGAGCGTGCGGGCCTCCGCGAGGGCGTCGAACGCGAGGGCGAAGTCGGCGCGGGCCTCGGCCTCGGTGTCGTAGGCAAAGTCGCACAGGGAGAGCGAGATGCCCGTCGCGACGTCGCACTGGGGGCAGAGGCCCTCGTACGAGTCGTCGATGCGATAGCGGCGTTCGCAGCAGTTGCAGCGGGCGATCTTGTCGCCTTTGCGGAAGCCGTTCGTCGTGGCCTTGATGCTGCGCTTGGTCGTGTTCGTCGTGTTGATCTTCATCGTGGTCTCCGTCCGCTTGGGACGTGAGAAGATTACAACACCCTAAAGTACGGCGCAAGTACCCCCCGCTACTTTTTTCATTCTGACCACGGAACCCCTCGTTTTCCCCGAGAAAACACGCGGTTCGGCTCCCGACTTCCTGCACCGCTTCGTCCCAAGAATCCGAGGCCGACGACGCGCCCGACGCCGAACTAGCGTCAGGACGGGTTCCCCGTAGACTGCGGACGCCTTCGACTCTGGTCGGTCGATGGTCTCCGACGACGGCGGGGGGAGGGTTCATCCCCGATCCCCGCCCAAGTCCTCGCGAGCGCGTGTGGGCACGCAGACTAAAACAGACAACCCGTCTCGCGACGGGAGAGCGACGCGGCGACGGTGGCCCACTCATCGTCGGCGCGTCGCTCTGTTTCGCGAGCGCGGCGTTCGCCCTCGACCGCGTGTCAACTCAAGGCGACAAGACCTCGCGGCGGGAAACTCCGCGCGGCAAGCGTCCCCGAGTAGAAACGGGGGGAAGGCGACGACCGTCGCCGATCGCGTCGGACGCTCACAGAAGGCGACGCGGGGGAGATCTCCACCAAACCACAGCGGCACACCGTTGGGGGGAGGGGGGGAGTTTGAGATCGCTTCAGACTTGCAGCGGTGTGCGTTCTTCGTCGGAACCCGAATCAGGAGAAGGCCAAGATGCCCACCGAGACCGAGATTAAGAAGGCGATCCATTCACGACTCCGTAGTCTGCTTCCACGAATCGTTCGCGTACAGGCGGGACGGTTCCGAGGCGCGTCGGGACGGGTCGTACACGCTGCGGAGCCGGGTACACCCGACCTCCTCGGGTTCTGTGATCACGGTCGCATCGTCGCAATCGAGGTCAAGAAACCTAACGGAGTCGCCACGCCGGAACAGATCGAGTTTCTCGCAGCGGTTTGCGTTGCCGGAGGTCTCGGTGCAATCTGTACGTCCGCAGATGGTGCGGAGGAACTTGTGCGAGCAGAATGTCGGAAACACACGGAGCGTAACGGATGAATATCGAACGAGTGCCAATCACCTCTCTCATCGGAGATCCTTCCAACGTTCGTCGACATGACCAAAAGAACCTCGACGCGATCAAAGGTTCACTCGCTAGATTCGGGCAACAGAAGCCGATCGTCGTCGGTGCGAACAACGTCGTGATCGCAGGGAACGGAACGGTCGCTGCCGCTCTCAGTCTCGGATGGGTCGAGATCTCGATCGTGCGTTCCGAACTGATCGGGCCGGAGGCGACGGCGTTCGCGATCGCCGATAATCGCACGGCGGAGTTAGCGGAGTGGGACGAGGACGCACTCGCGCAACAACTCGCCGCCTTGGCGATCGACGACGAAGATCTCGCGCGGGCGACGGGGTTCGATGCGCGGGAACTGGATCGTCTATCATTGGGGCAAGATCTTGAGCAAGACGCAGTACCCGAAACTCCGATCGAACCGATAACGCGACGCGGCGACGTCTGGATTCTTGGGGAACATCGTGTCATGTGCGGCGATTCAACGGACGACGCCGATCTCGCGCGTCTTTTCGGGGAATCTCGTGCCGATATCTGTTTCACCTCTCCTCCCTACGCGTTGGGGACTTCGATAACGCTGAGAGGGAATCGCAGTATGATGTCGCAGAGAGGGAGCGCGTATATCGGACACGCGGATCGTCCGCAGGAGTGGCTCGATCTCATGTCGCGATGGTTCGACGCTTCGCGACCGTATATCAGCGACGTATGGGTGGTAAACGTCCAACCACTCGCGGGGAATAAACGAGACCTGTTCCGATGGATCTACGATCGCGTCGGACAACTCATCGACGTCGTAACGTGGGACAAGCAAGTGTCGGTTCCTCATATCCAAGCAGGTGTTTTGAGCGCGAGATTCGAGTGGTTAATCGCTTTCGGGAAGGAAAACGCGTCTAGGTGCTTTCCGCTTTCATCATGGCGAGGAACGATCTCATCGGTGTACGTCGGCCTTCTTCAACGCGGAAACGAGTTCTCGGACATTCATGCCGCGACGATGCCCTTGCACCTTCCGGCGTGGGTTCTCGGGACGCTCTGCGATCGTTCTCAAGTTGTTTACGATCCGTTCGGAGGGACAGGCACGACACTTATCGCCGCTCATCAACTTCGGAAGCGTTCGTTTCTCATGGAGATCGAACCCGTATACGTCGACGTGATCGTAAAAAGATGGGAAACAATCTCCGGCGAAGTTGCGCGGCGTGAGGTGGTTTAACTCATAACGAGTTAACGATCGACTCAAGATTCGGCCTGCGACATCGCGCATGATGAAAGCGTGGCAAGGTTCTCCGTCAAAACACCTGAACGCGTTTCCGCGATCATGAAGGCGTTACGCGCCGGATCTACTCGACGTGCCGCCGCGCAGTTCGGCGAGATTCATGTCGACACCTTCTACGACTGGTTTAACAATGATCCGTCGTTCTCCGACGAAGTTCTAAAAGCCGAAGCGGACGCCGAGGTTCGATTCACGACGAAGATCGCCACTGCTGCCGAGGAGACATGGCAGGCCGCCGCGTGGTGGCTTGAGCGACGTCGACCCGACGACTTCCGCGAACAACGCGGACAGATCATCTCCGGGAACCTTCAACTCGGTCTTTCCGAACTCATGCGCGAAGCGCGCAAGACGAAGAACGCCGCGCGCGACGCTGAGTCGCCGCCGCCCTCCTCCGAGGTCTAACGATGGCAACCACCTACGGCGATCATGTCGCGCTCGTCTCCGAGACCTTCACGGGGAACCTCACGAACGTCCTCACGCCTTCGAGCGGGAAACGTCTCGTCATCACGGGGTGGTCGCTCACCTGCTCGGGGAACACCGCCGCGTGTCAGGCGACGATCGTCCTCGGGTCGAACTCTCACGCGGCGACAAAGTTCCCGATCGCGGGCACGGTCGCCGGATCGCCGCTCCTTCTCTGGACGGTGACGGGCATCCGCATCAACGGCGCGGCGAACGAGGTTCTCAAGATCAACGGCGGCGCGACGGGCGGCGTCCTCGACGGCATCATCTTCGTCTCGGAGATCTGATCGCATGGGCGGCGGAGTGGCGACGACCTCGGTCTACGACGATCACGCGTGTCTCGAACAGATGACGTTCGAGGCCGACACGATCGTCGAGATCTACGCGCAGGAACACCCGCGCGCGCTCATCGTCTCGGGGTGGTCGCTGACCGTCTCCGACTCGTCGGCGGACGTCTGTCCCGTCTCCCTGTGCTACGCCGACGGGACGAAACTGTTCGGGACGATCATCCCGCTACAGAAGACGACCGCAGGCGACTACGCGAAGCCGTGGACGATCACGGGTCTACACCTCACGATCCCGGCGGGCGTCGGTCTCGGCGTCGTCGGCGGCGCGTCAGGCGCGACGCTGAACGGCGTCGTGTTCGTCTCCGAGGTTCTGACGTGAGCGGCTACGCCGACGCGGTTCAACGCTGCCAAGCGCGCACCGTTCTTGATGCGGTCGCGCTCGACCCCGCGTTCTTCGCGCAGTCGGTTCTCGGGTGGACTCCGTGGTCGCGTCAGCGCGAGATCCTGCGTTCGGCGCGCGAACATCGCCGGACGCTCGTCATGTCGGGGCACGGCGTCGGGAAGACCCGCACCCTCGCCTCGCTCATCTGCGAAACGGTGACGACGGAGCCGGACTGCCGCGTCGTTTGTATGGCGTCGACGTATCGCCAAGTTCACGACGCGCTATGGGGCGAAATTCAGAAACTACACCGCGAAGCGCGACTCCCTCTCGGCGGTCGCATGGGCGAGACGGACTGGACGGTCGCCGACGGCTCGCGCGCGTCCATCGTCGCCGTCGACGACCCGACCGCGCTTCAGGGCATTCACTCTCGGCGCGTCCTCGTGATCGTCGACGAGGCCGAGGGCGTCGACCCGAAGATGTGGGGCGCGATCGACTCGCTCCTCTCGTCGGGCGGCTCGTCGCTCGTCGTCGCGTTCAACCCGGTCACGCCGTCAGGCTACCTGTTCGACGCGCACCTGAACCCGCAACGGTGGAACGTCATCAAGGTCTCGTGCCTCGAACACCCGAACGTCGCGCAAGGCGAGGAGATCATCCCCGGCGCGGTCACCCGCGAGTGGGTCGAGGAAGTACGCGCGCGCGAAGGCGAGGACTCGCCGTTCTGGGCGTCGCGCGTCTGCGGTCAGTTCCCGGCGGCGGGGTCGGATTCGCTCGTGTCGGTCGCCGAACTCGAAGCGACGGAGAACGTCGCGACGGGTGTCCGCGAACCGCGCCGGATCGGCCTCGACGTCGCGCGCATGGGCGGGGACGCGAACGTCCTCGTCGTCCTCGACGAATCGCGCCGCCTCGTCGCCGTCGAATCGTGGCGCGGCGAGGATCTCATGCAGACGACGGGACGCCTGATCGACGCGATGCGCCGTCACGGGGTCGAGGGCCGGAACGTCTGCGTCGACTCGTGCGGGATCGGCGCGGGCGTCGTCGACCGACTCCGCGAACAGAACGTCCGCGTGACCGCCGTCGACTTCGGCGCAGGCGCGGTCGGCGACTGGCAGACGCTCCTCGGTCGCGAAGCCGCCTTCCCGAACCGTCGATGCGAACTGCACGCCGCGCTCCGTTCGGTCGTCCGCGCGCGGCAGATCTCGATCCCGTCGAAGTTCCGCGAGGTGATCGCCGATCTCGCGTCGGTTCGTTACTGGTACGATTCGCGCGGACGGTTCACCGTCGAGCCGAAGGACGCGATCCGCGCTCGGATCCGTCGCTCGCCCGACTTCGGCGACGCGCTCGTGATCGCGCTCGGCTCCGGCTTGGCGAGGAAGGTGGCGATCCTGTGAAGGGCAAGATCCTCAACGGGCGTCCGGCGTTCACGCGCGCGCGAACCGCGCAGACGCGCACGAAGACCGTCCCGGGCACGGAGTGGTTCTGGCTCCCGCGTCGACTCCTTCAGACCGAGGAGACCGTATCGAACGCCTACGCGCAGAACGCATGGGCGCACGCGGCGATCAAACTGAAGGCGCGTATGTGCGCGAGCGTCCCGCTTGAGATCCTCGCAGGGTCTCGACGCGACCGCGACGGCGAACCCGTGCGCGGCGACGACACGCTCCGTCGGCTCATGGAGTGTCCGTCCCCGCTCATGTCGGGGCACGAGTTCATCGAGGCGACGTCGATCTATCTCGACCTGAACGGCGAGTGCTTCTGGATCGGCTACGCGGCGGACGGCTCACCGCTTCGACGCGGCGAGGTTCCCGCCGAGATCCTGATCGTCCGACCCGACGGCATGGTTCCCGACATCGATCAACGGACGGGAATCGTCCTCGGTTGGCAGACCACGAACGCGAACGGCGAGGTGTTCCGATTCACCGCCGAGCAAGTCGGGCATCCGAAGGAGTTCGACCCCGCCAACCCGTACAGGGGTCTCGCGCCGATCACGCCCGTCCTTCCTTCGTTCAACTACGAGTTGCGGGCGACGCAGTTCAACAACGCGCTACTCGCGAACGGAGCCGACCCGGGCGGCATCATCTACTCCGAATCGCCGCTGACGCAGGACGAGGCGACGGGCCTCCGCTCGCAGTGGGAGGATCGGCATCGAGGCGCGATCAAGTCCGCGCGGCTCGCGATCCTCTCCGGCGGTCTGAAGTACGAGCCGATCGCCGTCACCGCGAAGGACATGGCATTCTCCGACGCCCTCGGTTGGGGCAAGTCGGAGATCCTCGCAGTCCTCGGCGTGACGAAGTTCGACCTCGGCGAAGTCGAGGAGACGAACCGCGCGTCGTCGCTCACCGCGAAGGCGAACACTTGGGAGAAGACGATCCTCCCGCGCCTACGTCTGATCGAGTCGACCCTGTGGTCGTGGCTTCTCGAACCGCTCTCCGCGCGTCTCGGTCGCGACGTCTGGGCGGAGTTCGACGTGTCGGAGGTCGAGGCGTTACAGGCTCCGATGACGGAGAAGGCGCAGCAGGCGCAGATCCTAGTCGCCGCCGGATACTCGAAGGAAGCGGTGAACGTCCGCCTCGGTCTCGGCATCGAGGAGGAGCCGACCTTCGACCTTCCCGAACTCCCGACCGCCGGGACGCCCGACGTCTCGACGCCGACGCCTGCCGCGCCCGCGTCCGTCGCCGAGACCGCGATGAACGGGGCACAGGTCACGTCGCTCGTGCAAATCGTCCAGTCCGTCGCGAACGGCGAACTCCCGCCGGAGTCCGCGATCGTGACGCTACAGATCGCGTTCCCGACGATCTCCGCCGAGGAAGCGCGCGCGCTCATCGAACCCGCCGCGCGTGCCGCTGCCGCGCGTCCTGCGCCGTCGGAACCCGCCGCGCCGCCCGCCGCACCTGTCGCCGCTTCGGTCGCGCAGAACCCCGCGCAGGGCGTCGCGCATAAGTCCGCGAATATGCGCGGCGTCCGTGTCGGCGACCGCTTCACCGCCGAGGGTAAGACCTTCCGCGTCGTGAAGGCGTGGAACGCGAAGAGTCGCGACGCGTCGAAGGTCGAGAAGGTTCTACGCGTCGCGATGCAGAAGGTGTTCCGGCAACTCCGAACGGAGGAAGTCGACGCCGTGGCGAAGTTCTCCGACGTCCTCGCGCCCGCGCTCGCGGTGAACGAGACGCGCGAGACCGAAGCCGTCGCCGAGACCGCGACGAAGGCGAACGACACCGTGACGCTGACGACGGTCACTCAGCGGCTACAGCCGCAGGGCGTCGAGTTCTCGTGGCCCCCGGCGTTCCTCGAATGGGCGCAGAGCGCGCCGGATCGGTGGGAACAACGCGCCCGCGAGATCCTCGGTCAGATCGCGCCGGAGATCGCGGAAGCCGCGTTGAACGAAGTCCGCGTCGCGATCGGCGGCTTCTCCGTCGTGAACCCCGCCGACAAGGAGTGGGTCGAGGAAGCCGGAAAGCGCACCGCGTCGATGATGCGTGTCACGCGCAAGGCGGCGACCCGGTTCAACCAGATCATCCTGACGAAGATCGGAACCGACGGTCTCGCGAACGTGACCGACCTCGCGAAGACGATCGAGGCGACGATGGGTCGGTTCATCGTGTCCGACGCGATGACGATCGCGCGAACCGAGACGGGGTTTATTCAGGAGCAGTTCAAGAACCGCGCCGCGAAGGAAGAAGGCTTCACTCACCACGAGTGGTCGGCGGCTTCCGACGCGCGTCCGTCGCATCAGGGGCAGGGCAGCGTCCGCATCGGGGAGAAGTTCCCGAACGGTCTCCTGCACCCGTGCGAGATCGGCGCGCCTGCGGAAGAGGTCATCAACTGCCGCTGCACCGCCGTCCCGTTCGTCGCGCGCGAGGAACTCGGAACCGAGGCGGACATCGAGGAGATGAACCGTCTCATCGCGGCGGGGAAGATCTGATGCCGATCACCGACTTCCCCAAGGCGGGCGACGATCAGGAAGTGACGCTCCGCAACTCCGCGTACCCGCAGTTCGACTACGACTACGCGCTCGCGCTCCGCGACGAGTTCCCCGACATCTGGAACAACGGCGGCATGGAGCGCGGGACGACCGCGTTCACGAACTGGGGCAAGGCGCGCGACGGCGACATGACCGAAGCCGTCGTCGAGTGGATTCGCGAGCGCGAGGCGTGGGCGGCTCGGCACTTCGGAAACAATCGGCTCCCCGGCGTGATCGCTCAGATCAAGTGGGGCGTCATCGGAACCCTCGGGGAGGGTGGCATGAAGGAACTCGTGAACGAGGCGAAGGCGCGCGCGCGCAAGGGTAAGACGTTCACCGCCAAGGTGAAGGCGTCGACGTCCGGCGACGGTCTGTACACGTTCGTCGGTTCGACGCCTCGCGTCGATCGCGCGGGCGAGACGGTCGCCGCGTCGTGGGATCTCGAATCCTACAAGCGGAACCCCGTCGTGCTGTATCAGCATCAGCATGACGGACTCCCGATCGGTCGCGCCGAGGACGTGTTCCTCGACGGCGAACAACTGATGTTCCGCGTCCGCTTCGTGCCGAAGGAGATCTACCCGTTCGCTGACACGATCCGGCAGATGTACGAGGCCGGGTTCATGAACGCGGTGAGTGTCGGCTTCCGCCCGCTCGACGTGAAGGGCGCGGACATCCGACACTCCGAACTTCTGGAGTTGTCCGCCGTCGCGATCCCCGCGAACGCCGACGCGCTCCTCGAAGGTAAGTCCAACGTGCGACCCGTGTATCGGGACGACGTAACCCCGCGCGACCTTGCCGAGGCCGACGCGGTGAAACTGAAGGCGTGGTTTTCCACGAAGGAGGCAACCGTGAACGAGACGACGACCGAGAGCGTCGCGACGACCGAGGCTCCCGAAGCCGCCGTCGAAGCCGCGCTCGCCGAAGGCGTGGAGACTAAATCCCTCGCCGAACTGAAGGATCTGATCGCGCAGGCGATCGACGCGCACCGCTCGGGCGAGATGGACGCCGCGTCCGCCGCGCTCGAAGCCGCCGCCGCTATGGTGGACGTCCTCATGTCGGAGGACGAAGGCGAGGGCGCGGAAGTCGAGATCGAACTCCCCGAGATGGAGTCGATCGCGCAACCCGAAGAACAAAAGGATGCGAACGCTGACGCGCTCGCGACCCTGACGAAGCAAGTCGCCGAACTCGTCGCGCGTGTGGACGCGATGACGAAGCCGACGACGAAGGCCCACGACGAAGATCCGTTTTCCTCGCAGGAGGCACTCGGACGCTTCATCGCGAAACAACTCGGAGGAGTCTAATCATGGGCATCTCGAAGACCGAAGCCCTCGCGAAGGCTATGCAAGCCGCACGCGAGGCCGGACGCGCCGAAGCGCGCGCGGAACTGAACCGCGCTCGCCCCGTCGCTGCCGCATCCGCGAAGGCGGCGTCGGCGTTCTCGCTCGCGCGCGTCATCGCGTCGTTGGCGTCGAAGGACAAGTCCCTCGCTAAGGACGAGTGGGAGATGTCCCGCGACGTCTGCCGCGAGTTCTACAACGCGAAGTCGCTCACGCTCGCGAACGACACGGCGGCGGGGTTCCTCGTTCCGCCGGACGTGATGCGCGACGCGCTCGTTCCGCTTCTGCGTTCGCCGCTCGTTCTCGACACGGCGGGCGTCTCGCGTATGTCAGGACTGACCTACGCTCCCGTGCAGATGCCGCGCCAGTCGGCGGCGGCGACCGGGTACTGGGTCGGCGAAGCGGCTTCGGTGACCGAGTCCGATCAGGCGGTCGAGATGTTGTCGATGAACCCGCACAAGGCGGGCGCGGCGACTCGCATCTCGAACACGCTTATCCGCAAGACTCCGGCGGCGGCAGAGGAGTTCGTCCGTCGCGACCTCGCGGAAGTGATGCGTCGTCTCGTCGAGGCGGCGTTCTTCGAGGGTTCGGGCGTGAGCGGTCAGCCGCTCGGTCTCAAGAACATCAGCGGCATCAACACCGTTTCGTTCACGTCCTCGACGGACGTCACGAAGTGGGCGAAGTTGCAGCAGATGGTGAAGGAGATCGAGATCGACAACGCGAACATCTCGAACCTCGTGTGGGTCATGCACCCGACCGACTACCAGATCCTCGCGGCGATCCAACTCCCGCAGGCCGCAGGCCCGCTGCAAGGCTACCCGATCCTCTCGACCGGGAACGTCGTCGACAAGCAGCCGCGCTCGCTGTACGGCTACCCGATCTTGACCACGACGAACGTCACGGCGGGGACTCTGTTCCTGTTCGACCCTGCGGACGTCGTGTTCGCCGACTGGGGGCCGATGGAACTGCGTGCAACCTCGGAGGGTGCAACGCTCGCGCTCGCGGACATGACGCTCGTCACCGCGTTCCAAGAAGTCGACGTCGAGGCGTATCACCCTGTGAGCGTCTGCACGGGCACGTCCTTCTCGGCGTCCTCGTGATCTGAAAGGAAAACATCATGGCTGGAAACGCAACTGGATACGTCGCCAAGTGTGGCGGCGCGCTCTCGAAGTCCAACGCGTACACGGCGTCGGCTGCCGTCAACGGCAACGGCGTCAACACGACGGGCTTCACTCATGCGACCGCGATCGTCGCGATCGGCACGGTCACGGGCGTCGGTTCGTCGACCCTCACCTTCAAGGTGCAGGAATCGAACGACGACGGCTCGACCGACGCCTACGCTGACATCACGGGCGCGACTACGACCGCGCTCTCGATGGCCGACACGACCTACTCGAACGCGACCGTCGCGATCGTCGTGAACCTTCTCAGCGGCTCGCGTAAGAAGTGGCTCCGCTTGGTTGCCACTCCTTCCGCGCACGCGGTGACGGCTCCGACCGCCGGGATGATCGCGCTCACCGAGGGCGACGCGTCGGTTCCTACGTCCTCGACGTATATCCGAATCGTGGTCTGACAGGAGGCGACGGTGGATCTAACGACGACGACACGGGTCGCGAATCTCGTTAACGCGGGCGGCACGGCTCCTGCGTCGTTCAACACCACCGTCGCGATCCTCATCGCGACCGTCAGCGCGGCGGTCGAACGGTATCTTGACCGAGGTATCCAGATCGCCGCGCGCACGGAGTACTTCGACGTCACGAACCAACAGCGGGTGTTCGCCCTGAAGGCGTACCCCGTGTCGGCGGTGTCGGGCGTTTGGTTCGACGAAGAGCAAGGGTGGGGGTCGGAAACGGAACTGGACTCCTCGGAGTATCGGTCGCCCGTGTACGATCCTCGCGGCTTGCTGACGCTCGCGATCCCTCAGAACGTGTATATCACTCCCGGCGTCGACGTCGCCTATAGGTCGATGAAGATCACCTATACGGGCGGCATGGCGGCGGACACCGCCGGGTTCATCTCCGCGTACCCCGACATCGCCGGAGCCGTCGACCATCAGGTCGCCTACCTGTGGCATCGTCGGAACGAACTCGGGATCGCGTCCGTCAGCGGCGACGCGGGTTCCGTTTCGCTTGGTGCGGACTCGTGGGTTCCGTGGGTGAAGGTCGTCCTCGAACAGTATCGGCGGCGCACCTGATGCAACTCACCGCCGACATCGACCTCCGACCCGTGGAGTCCGTCATCCGACGGTTCCCGAACATCGCGAAGAAGGGGATCCGGCTCCCGCTCCTCGCGTGGGTCGGCGACGTCGGTCGCGCGCTCGCGAAGCGTCTCGCGGGTCGCGACGGCGACACGGGACTCAACCGCCGCACGGGTCGCACGCTCGCCGGGAATCTCATCTACGGGATCGAGCCGCAAGTCCTGAAGGACGACGCGCCGCCGTCCGTCGGCTTCCAGACGTTCCTCGGCTTCATGGACGCTCATGCCGCGCGCATCGCTCGCGTCCACGAACTCGGCACGGTCGGCAAGGGGGGCACGCTCCCCGACATCACGCCGAAGCGGTTTAAGTTCCTGTGGGTTCCCGTCACCTCGGCGACGAAACGCTACGACGCGCCGCTCCTCGCATGGGCAGAGGCGAACGGGTGGATCGCCGGGAAGTCGAAGATCAAATACAAGTCGCGGAACCGCGTGGTGAAACGGGACGCCCGCTTCGGCGACGTCGTGCGAACGACGACCGCGAAGGCGCGCGGCGGGCAGGAGTTCATCCTCCTGCGGAAGGCGTCGATCCCTCCGCGCCTGAAGTTCCGCGAGATTCACCGCGCGGCGATCCGCGACGATCTGCCGAAGGTTCTGAACGCGATCCCGGCGACGATCGCGAAACTCGTCGTTGAGGCGTCGAGGACAGGCGGTCTCGCATGATCGCGACCGTCACGATCTCGAACACGTCCGGCTCGTCGATCGCCTCGGGGACGACGGTCGACACGAACTCCCTTCCGTTCGATCACGCCGCGCTCGTGACGTCGCTCCAGTCGCGCGCGGACGGTTACGACTTCCGCCTGACCGACTCAGCCGGGAAGGTGGCGGGCCTCGTCTCGCTCGCGAACGCGAACACCGCGACGGCGCGCCTACGGTTCAACCTCATCGACACCCTCGCGAACGGCGGCACGGTCGTCTACACGCTCGCCCACGGGAACCTCGGGAAACAGGTCTCCCCGTTCACGGCGACGGCTTCAGGCGACGCGGCGGTCGGAATGGCGATCGCGTGGGCGTCGCCCGCGCTCCCCGTTCCGTCGTTCCCGCTTGGCTACGCGCTCCCGCGCATCGCCGACGAATCGTCGTACCCCGAGGCGTTGTCCGTCCGCGTGAACTATCGCAACAACACGCCCCGACGCCGCTACGCGATCTCGTGGGCATCGATCACCGCCGATGAGTGGTACGAGATCCGCGCCTTCCTGTACGCTCAGCGCGGCGGTTCCTACACGTTCACGGAGTCCTCGGCGACGTTCCTCGACTCGGGGACTTACGCCGTCGTCCCGAACACGGCGTCGTTCAACCAGTCCTCGCGCCTCGGCTTCGCGGCTTCCTTCGAGGTCGAGGAGGTGCTGCCCTGATGCCGTCCCCGACCGCCTATCGCGAAACGATCTACGCCGCGCTCGCCGCACAACTCGCGACGATCGCGACCGTTGTCGTCGGCAAGACGTGGAACGGCACGGTGACCCCGCAAGTCGAGCGCGTCGAGATGAACGCGCAGACGATCCCGCGCTTCCCGCTGATCTACCTAGCGGGGAAGGACGAGGTGTACGAGCCGCGCGCGTCGGAGTCGACGTGGAATATCTACGTCCGAACGATGACCGTTCGCATCCTTTACTTCGTGGAATCGTGGACGCCGGACACGACGATCTCCGGCGCGCTCTACGATCTCGAACTCGCGCTGAACAACCCGACGCTAGGTGGCGTCGTGGACGATCTGATCTTTCGGAGCAACCGTCCCCTGTATGACGAACAGGGGCAACCGCTCGCGGGCATAGAACTCGTGGTCGATCTGAAGTATCGGACGACGACGAACGACCCCGCGACGAGGAGGTGACCTATGGGCGAAGCGTTCATCAGCAAGCGGCGGCATATCGGTCTCAAGATCGAGACGAACAAGGGAACGGCGGAAACACTTGTCGCGGCGGACTACGCGATCATCGCCTACGACATTCAGGCGACGACGCAGTTCGGACGCTTCGACCGTGACACGCAGAAGGCGTACCTGTCGAAACTCCCGGGCATCGTCGGCACGACGGCGGCGCAGATCTCGTTCACCTGTGAGGTTCGCCATTCCGCGAACACGACGACGCTCGACGTCTGGGAACGTGCGCTTCAGGCGTGCGGGTTCGCGCTCTCGACCTCGACTCTCAAGCCGACGTCGAACGGCGACGAACAGAAGACGCTCACGATCGAGGTCGCGCTCGGCGCGTTCGGCACGGGCACGGACGAAGCCGTGATCTTTAAGGCGAAGGGATGCGCCGGGACGGTGACGTTCGAGGGTCGCGTCGGTCAGCCGCTCCTCGCGCGGTTCACCTTCACGGGCGTTTACAACGGCGTCGCGGACGGCACGCTACAAGTTCCGACGCAGGAGACTGGCATCCCCGGCATCTTCCAAGGCGTCAGCGCGACTTGGGGCGGAACCGCTCGCGTCCTCTCGACGATCAACCTCGACGTCGGGAACTCCGTCGTCCTGCGCGAGACGGTGAACGCGTCCTCGGGTCTCCTGCATGCGGTCATCACGGATCGCCGCCCGACTGGCTCGATCGACCCCGACCTCGAACTCGTCGCGACCGATGACTTCTACGGGCAACTCGCGGGCAACACGTCGAAGGCTCTCGCGTTCGCGGTGACGACGGGAGGATCGACGCGCGTCCAGACGTTCACTCTCGGCGACTGCCGCGTGACGAACGTGAACGACGCGAACCGTAACGGGATTCAGGTCGCCGGGATCGACTTCGAGATCGTCGACACGTCCGACAGCACGACGCCGGACGGCGACATCACGATCGTTATCTCGTGATAGGATCACGGTATGGCAATCGCACTCGATCCGAATCGTTCGCACCGCTACGTCCTGCGCGAGGACGCATCCCTCCCCGTCGAGGATCAGACCGTGTTCCTTCTGCGTTCGCTCACCGTCCGCGACGATGAGATGATCCAGAACAGCAAGATGGTCGCGTCCTCCGGCGGCGAGTTCCGACTACAGCCGGGGACGGAGGATCTCATGACCCTCCGCCTCGGTCTGATCGGCGTCGAGAACTTCCGCGACGGAGCGGGGAAGATGGTTCACTTCGACGCAGACAAGGCGGGACGCGTCACCGATGCGTTCCTATCTCGTCTCAAGAAGGAGTGGAGGAACGAGATCGCCGATCAGATTCGCACGCTGAACGCGCTCACGGTCGACGAAAAAAAAGCCTGACCGTCGCCGGATGCGCGGCGGCGGGCGGGTTCGATCAGGACTGCCGAGTATGTCGAAAGATCCCGCAGACAATCCGCGACCGTTGGGGATGCGACGCCGACGCGCCGTCTCCCTTCGCGTTTCTCGCGTGTCCCGAGTGTTCGGGCGGCGACGCGTCGTGTCCGATCTGTGGCGGCAACCCGCAGGGGTTCGCGGTGACGCGATGTCCGAACCGAACGATCGGACGCTCGGAGGCTATGGTCGCCGAGTCTCGGCATCTCATGGAGGTCGGTATACTCCCGACGTCTGGCGGTCTCCTCGATCAGTCGCTGACGTGGTGGCGAGCGGTCAAGATTCTAGCGAGCGAGTATCACGCGACGACGGAACGCAAGCGCGAACGGAAGGAGTGAGCCGTGACTGAAGTGAACCTTGTCGTGAAGGTGATCGACAAGATCACCGAGGAGACGAAGAAGATCGTCGGTCGGTTCCGCGATCAGATGAAACGCGCGGCGGCAGCGACAAAGGACTTTTTCAAGAACTTCGACGTCGCGGTCTTCGGCGCGGTGTTCAAGGGTCTCGAAAAGATGGGGAAGGCGATCGGCGCACTCTCCGCGAAGATCGTCGAACTCGCTCCGAACGCTCAGGTGTTCGAGGCGACGTTCGGGCCTGCGACCCTTGAGAAGATCAACGCGACGGCGAGTGGCATCAATAAGGTCAGCGCGGCGTGGGATCAGTTCGTCGGAAACCTCGTAAACCGAGGGCCGAACGCGGTCGGCATCCTCGACGAACTTTCGAGCCGACTAAAAGCGGCGGCGGGACTCGGCCCAGCACTCACCGAGCGCGCGAAACTTCAGGTCGCGATCGTCGACGCCGAGGAGCGTTTCGCGAACAGCGTCTCGCGCGAGCGCGGCGAATACACGCGCCTCAAAGGTGAGATCGAGGCGGCGAAGAACGCGCTCGTCGCCTATGACGAGGCGCAACGCAAACGCGCGGAGGCGATGGATCTCGCGGCGTATCGGAAAGAACAGCAGGAGTTCAAGACGACGCGCGAACGCGTCACGGCGTCGGGTGGCACGCTGCTCGACGTGCCGAAGACTCTCGACAGATACGGGCGTCCGATCGACCAAGCGGCGGCGGATATTCGCGAACTTCAGCGCATCAGCGGCGAGGCGTTCCAGATTCAAGTCGAGAACGATCTAGCGGCGTGGGTCGAGTACAACGAGGAACGCGTTCGCGTGACAGCCGACGCCCTCGACGACATCTCCGAGGAGGAACTCGACTTCATCGCGACGATGCAACGCATCCGCGACGAGGACGTTCAGCAGCAGATCGCCGACCAAGAGAAGATCGCGCAAGCCGCCCGCGCGCGGCTGGATCAGTCCTTCGAGGAACATCGTCGCAATATGGAAGCCCTCGCCGAACTCGATCGGCAACGAATCGAGAAGGCCGCCGAGGAGATGCAGAAACTGCAGGACGATATCGACCGCGTGTCGAGCATCATGACCGACAACTTCATGGCGGCGTTCGACTCGATCATCCTAGGCACCGAGAGTGTCGGCCGCGCGTTCACGCGCATGATCGGCAGTATCATTGCCGACGTCGGTCGCATGATGGCGGCGGAGGCGATGAAGAAGTTCATCTCAAGCGTTCTCGGTAGTTTGTTCGGCTCGGCGACTCCTTCCTATTCAACGCAGAACGGCGGCGCGTTCGACGAGTTCGGCGGCGAGATCTCCCCGCTGTACGACACGCTCCCCGGTCAGGCGTCCGGCGGCTTCGTCCCCGGGCGTAACGCGTTCATGGTCGGCGAGCGGGGGCCGGAACTCTTCGTGCCGCCGTCGTCGGGGAACATCATCACCGCCGCGCGTTCGGGCGGGAACTCCGTTAGCGGCGTGACGATCAACGTCAACGGCGCGCAAGATCCGGGACGCACGGCGCGCGAAGTTAAAGCCGCGCTGATGTCGCTGATGTCGAGCGATCCGGCGGCGCGTCAACGTCTTCGCGTCGTCGCGTCGGGAGGCGGCGTCGCGTGAGCCTGACGCTGATTTACGAGGACTTCCCCGGCACGGCCGACCTTGCGTCGCCGTGGACGAACGTAAACGGTATTTGGACTTCTCGCGCGGTGATTAACTACACAGGCACTACGACGCTCCCGCCGACGCTTGCGTACACCTCCGGCGCAGCGATCCTCGCGAACATCACGACGGGATTCTTCGGATCGAGTCCATCAACGGCTCCTCCGCGACCGATGGGGAAGACGATCCTCGCGACGAACTGGTTCGATCAACTTGCGGGCGATGCGACGAACAACAAGGTCGCCGAGGTGTCGTGCGATCTCGTGTGGCGCGATCAGACCGACCAGTACACCTATACGTCGGGCGGAAGTCCGACGACGATCGCGAACAACTCCACGTTCCTCGGTCTGATATTCGCGGGCACGTCGTCGGGCCTCGGCGGGTACGCCGTCCTCGTGACGCGCACGGGCGGCGCGTCGCCGTCGACGACGGGTCGTCTCGTCAAGATCGACACGACGTCATCCTTCACGTCGCCGACCTTCACCAATATCGGAGGCGCGGCGGTCACGTTGCCGAACGCGGCGAACGGCGAACGGTGGACGTTAAAGGCGCGGGTGACGTGGTTCGCTCCGTCGTTCTCGATCGCCTCGATCCTCGCGACGTTCGTCGACGCGACAGGCACAAACCACGTTATCGGCCTCCCGAGCGGTCAGAACTCCGCGACGTTCGGACTCAACACGGGACAGGGTTCGCTCGCGTCGTGGAGCGCGGGTCAGTTGTACGTCGGCTTCCTCGAACGGGACGGAACCTTCAGTCCCGGCATCTCGCAGTCCGCGACGGTTCGCGTCGCCTGCGCGAATCAGTTCGAGCGGCTCCGCGTCCGCGACGTCGGCCCGCTTGCGAACCTCACGACGTCGACGCCCGCGTACACGTTCGCGCCGTCTGTCACCTACTCGACGGCTAGCGTCTCGACCGAGACGAACGCGTCGGCCTACTCGCTCGCCGTCCAACCGTCGTTCTCGCAGGAGACCGTCGATCAGTGGGCCGTCGCCGACTTTTACTCCGACTCCGGCGATCGCGTCGCCTTCCCGCTTCAGACGAAGCGGCGTCGGCGGTGGTCGTTCCGATGGTCGGCCCTCGACGATTCGGAGAAGGCGTCCCTCGCGACGCTGAACGCGAACGTGAAGGGTCGGTTCTCCACATGGTCG